ATGATAAGGCATAGTAAGAATTAGGTATCTTAATATATTCTAAACGAAGTTTGGCCTAATGTCTCTGGTTTGGCAAGGTTAAATTGTTGCAGACAAAGATAACCAAAAGCATCAAATGCGTGGTCAACCCCTAGATTTTTGTTTGGCATACCTGTATTTGGAGCGTAAGTCAGAGTTCTAAGTGCTTTTATCAATTCTTTACATCTTGGATGAATAAAAGTTCGTCTTTCTCCATTTGCATCAAGTAATGCAGTATTAACAGCAGTAATCTTATCTCTAACTTTCCAGGGTGATTTAGGACTCATAACAGTAAAACCATTCCTTCTTAAGATCGTATGGTCCGTAACACCAACTCCACTGGTTTTTCTTGCACTACCCGTAGGGTCAGGACAAGCAATTACTCTTCGATCTACACCATATCTTCTAATAACTTCTTCCGCAAAATCCCAAGTCGTTGCTCCACCCGTCAACATGATCTCATCAAATACATATAAGTTGTCTTCATGTTTAACAGCACAGATTCCTGCCATCGGATCTACGTTAAAATCTAAACCAATCAATAAAGGCATCAAATGAAAATCCTGCACTTCCTTGTCAATATTGTCATCATCAAAACTAACAGCAACTAAACCAGTAAGATTCTCAAAACTAGCTTCAAATTCCTGTCTGAATGTTCTGGCATCTAACTGACCTCTTGCAGCTTCGACTTCTTCTGGAGCGACATTACCCCCTTCTATCGTAGTAAAACTCCACCTAGTCCAATCATCTCGATCAGTTTCTCCACAAAAACACCACATATCATAAAACCAACTGGCAGTTCCATCTGGTGTACTAATAAATAAAGCCCACCCCTGTTTGTCGGCTAATGCAGGTCTGATAACTTCAGCCCATACATCTTTATCCATAAATGCAGCTTCATCCAATACAACACCCGCTAAACTTCTTCCCCTCAACGCCATTGCATTTTCAGTACCTTTTAGCTCAATACTCGATCCATTAATTAAATCTAGTCTCAAATCAGTCTCATTTTTACTCTGCACCCATACTTTTGGTACTAATTTCTTTAATTCCTTCCATGCAATGTCTTTTGCCATGCGATATGTCGGTGCACAGTAAAAATATGTCTCCCCTGGTCGATTTATCGCTCCACGAAGAAGTTCAATACAAGCTAAATATGATTTCCCAAACCTTCTGCCAGCTACGAGGATGCGAAATCGTTTTTCACAGTTAAAAACTTGACCTTGGGCATATCTTAAGCTGATTTCTGGTGCGGTTTTTACAGACATACACTAAAAAATAACAAATTTTTCAATTATTACCCCCTTTTTATAGCCTAAATTCATATTTCTAGGTTATCATTCAA